TACAAGTTCTCCTACAGTCATTCTAGCCATTATTATCCCCTCATACAGAAAGCTGTTAAATAAAAGCTATAGATTTTTACATCACCAGATGCACCTGTATTCTTACAATAGATTTCAATATAGTCATTAGTAGCTAAATTTGGAATGTCAAAAGCAATAGCAACATTCACTTTTTTAGCACTTTGAGTTGTAACACCCACTTCAGTACCGGTTACAGCACTCCCATTTTTATATATTTTAAAATATATATCTCTATCTGCACCAATACTTTGATCTAGTGTGATATTTGAAATTACTCTACAATCTAGTGAATCTGTTCCGGTATAAGTGAGTTTAGCTGTAGTAGCTTCAGTAAATTCTACTGCTGTACCATTTGCTGTGGTTGTTGGAGCTACTTTTGTATAAGCACTTGGATAACTAATTGTTGTACCTGTTGCTAAATCTGAGTAATAAACACTTCCATGAGGATTTGCATATTTGAACGTAGCAGTACCAGCCCCACCAGCTATCGGAGTTTTACCTACTGTAGCTGTTGAGGCTCCCTTACATTCATGCAGATCAGCTTCAGGTAGCGAAGCGTGAGCAACCATATTAAGCCTTTACAACAAAGAATGAAATTTTTAATGTACCGTTAAATGCATTAGAGGCATGTTGATTTTCAATACCAATAGTACAACTACCACTACCAGGGGTAATTTTACCTACTATTGGGATACCTGCACTATTTGTTCCATTTGCTACAGAAGCAAATACCATATCTGTAGCAGCAATAGTAGTGTTAGTTAAGGTTAATGTGTAAGCTGCTGCTGCTGCCGTAGTCAAAGATTCAGTAGTAACCACACCAGCCATTTTAGAGACTGTTGCTGCACCTGCACTTGCTGTAGCAGTGCCACTATCACTATCAATAGTACCACCAGTAGCAAATACCAAACCAGTCAACGTAGCATTACGAATTGTTGATATGTCTTTATTAGCATCAACTACAAGAGCTTTTGAAGCTGTAGCTGTACCTGCTGTAACACCATCAAGAAAACCAAGTTCTGTAGTAGAAATAGCTGCCCCTGCTACAGTGACACTATCACACTTCAAGTCTAAGCCTGAAAAGTCCATTGTTTTTGAATTAATTGCCATTTTATATCCTTTATAGAGAGTCCCCGAAGGGACTCATATTATTAAGCTACTGCACCAGGGTTTAAGAAACGAACAATCACAGAACCATTACCAGCAGTAAATGTACCTGCTGCCGTTACTTTTAATTGTCCAGCAGATGCTAAAGGAACAAACAAAGCATTACCAGAATTAGTTCCAGCATGTTGAGAAGCAGATAATACAGTTACAGAAGTATCAATTTCTGCCAGAGCAATCAAATCCCACAATTTATCAGTCCCCGAACCAATTGCACTACCAGCACTATCTACAAAGTCAATATCATAAGAAGTACCACCAGCAAAAGCTGTATTAACTTGAAAATATGCTTCCAGTGGTATAGCTCCAGCAGGAAGAGTTAATACAAAATCAGTATTAGTAGATGCTGTAGGTAAGTCACTATAATCAAAAGTCCAAATAGCTGTTCTAATTTTGTCATCATCAGCATAGCTACCATAAGGAGATGTTGCTGTACGAACAGCATAGTTTTTTACAACACCTCTAATTCCATCAGTTTCAAAAGTCATTTTATTTTCCTTTATTAAAAAGGGGAGAAACCTCCCCTATAAATTATTAAGCACGTGCAGTTGGAGAAGTCCAGATAACACCAACAGTGTCTAGACGTTGGCCAGCAAAACCAAAACGGCTAACGGTTTGGAATTTGTCTTGGCGCAATTCATGATCTCTCCAGCCTTCTACTCCTGGTTGTTTACGCCATGCATGCATAACTGGCTTGCAGTTGTCATCAGCAACACACATAAATACACTTGCAATGTCACCAATTTCTGCTGTATCATTAGCCAAATCATAAGAAGCAGCATTCAATGCTTCAGTAGCAGTTTTACGTGGCAGACGGGTAGAAGTCCAAATATCCCAACCAAAAATATTACGAACAAATTTATGGCTGCGTTGAAAACCAGTAGTTACAATACCTTCAAACATTGGGTTGTTTGACACATTAACCAAATTAGCTAATGAATTTAAAGAAGCAGCAACAACAGGAGGAACAATAGCTACACGTCCTTCTTGTGGCACATCAGCTTCATCAAATGCATATTGCATGGTTAACAAATCTTCCAACGTCATTACACGATTGGTAGCACCTGCGCCACCAGCTACCCAACGGTGAGGAACGCCATTCACCAAGTTTACGTTAGCATTGGTTTGAATAGTAGCTACTTTAGCTAAGAATTTAGACTCATGATGTTGAGCTAATGCACGAGTAGATGCTCTTGCACGAAGTCCCATCAATTGGTCAATTTGGCTACCATCAGTACGCAGATCATCAGACACTGCCCAAGCATCACCAACATATTCGGTAATAGTCATGGTGATAGTACCAGTGTCAATTGGATTGAATACCAATGGTACATCCTCAGCAGCTTCTTGCAGAGTTACGTCACCAACAGTTTTTACGTTAAGAGTAGTACCATTTTGGAAGTCAGACACATCACGCCAGAAAATCTCTGGTAACAGGTATGGCTCCAGGTTATCAAGAATATACTTGCTGTATATCTGTGCGTCAATAAACGCAGTTGTGTTTGTAGTCAGTTGAGTCATTTATTTTCCTTTATGTATATTGTTTAAGAATTTGTTCTCTTGCTTTTCTTATCGCAGCCGCATCCTCTCTAGCACCCCCATTTAGGCTAACAGCTATCTTGTCATTTTGTTCTTGAATATTTTGTTGAATATTCAAATCACTCTCAAGTTTGCCTGAATATGTACTCTTGCTATGTTCAATACCTGCAAGTTTATATAGTGCTTTTGGAGAAGTTGCTGCTAAATTGTTTAAATAGGTGATAGGTACACTTAAATCTTTAGCAAGTTGTTCAAATTGAGTTTGTGCTTTATCTCCGTAAAGCTGAGTAAATTTATTTACCACCTCATGTTGATTTGCCATTGATATAGAAGCTGCTTTATCACGCTCCAATTCCTGCCGTACTAATGCCTGAATATCTTGCAAAGAATTTACAGGTGGTTGTTCCTGTGGTTGGGATGGTGTCTCCATTCTTTGTTGTAAAGCAGTTAGTACCTCTTCTGCTGCTTGCCTACGTGTTAGTTCTTCCTTTAATTGCTTATTTTCATCTTCCAAAGTGGAAATATGTTTTTGTGCATGTGGAAAAGCTTTATACACTTCAGCTACGCTAGCATATTTTTTACCAGTTCCTACAAACTCAGCTAGTTCTGGTGGAATTGCTGGCTCTTGTACTACTGGTTGAACTACCTCAGGTGCTTGGTCTGCACTCTGTTCAAAAATGTTTTCTGTCATATATTTATAAAATCTTGAAGTTTAATTAAAGTTTTTTGTACTCCATTCTCATAAGCCTGGAGATATGGCCAAGAAGCTTTATCGAAGTTGTCTCTGTCAAGTTGGCTTCTTTTAGAAATATCTTCTAATTCGATGAGATATGCTCTAATATGAGCAAGCACTTCTTGTTTAGTTAATTTTTCATATTCTTCCGTTTCCTTTAATAAATTCTTCATTCTTCCTCTTGCTGTAAATCACCACCAATCATCGCTTCTTCTAACGGCACTTGAGAATCACCCTGCAAATCTATTTGTGCTTGTTGCATGAGTTTCTGTGTTTCAAGTTGTTCAGATACAGCAATGTTTTCTTTAAACAGTTTAAATTTAGAAAGTCCTAATACTTCTTCAATGAGTTGTGTTAATGCTTTCCTTGATAAATCAGGCTGAATCATTTGTCCTATAGGACTATTAAATATACCTGTTAGATTTTGTATTAGTTGTGCCCTGGCTGCAAAATGCCTAGCGCCTATTGGTTTAAGTTTCCCTTTAGCAGTAAGATCATCTTTAGTAATACTCATAAATTGAGCAACGCCAAAGTCATTGTCTACTACTTTAATTGTGTCAGCATAGTCAAGATTACGTCTTGCAACTTCTACAAAAAGATTTATAGCTGGTTCTAGCATTTCCCTAGAAAACTTTAATATCTTATTGTTAAATATTCTTCCAGCAGCATTCTCTAAAGATTGCACTTCAAATGCCGTTTTCTCTCCTGGTGTCCTAATTCCCATTGCCTGTTTGGGCGCACCAGCCATTTCTTCCATAAGTCCCATTAAAAATGCTACTTCATTATTTGCTTGAAACACAGCCGGGTTTGGTGGTAATATGGTAACGTCCCCATCCTCAGGCACATGAATATCAACATTAGGACTCCACTCGAACGGCTCTACATCCCCTTTAATTACCTTAGGGGGTAGGATAGTTTGATCCCATGCGTCTGCTTTAGCATTCTCTAAATGATCTAGTCTGTATTGAAGTCCTACCAAATTGTCTAATGGGGACATACCATACAAATTATCTGGCCTTGCTCTCCAACATACATGCAGTTTATTATCCTTGCCAGTCCAATTAGGATTTGGTATATTACGGATGATTTGCATCCGATCAATAATAGTGATTATTCTATTTTCATAAAGCACATCATTTGTGCTATCATAGTAATCACCTTCAAACTCTAAGAGTTCAACAATACCACTACCATAGTATTCAGATAAAGTGCCAAAACCATCAGCTAAATACCCTTCAGCCTTGTCAATATCTTCTTTCTTAAATGAAGAAAGTTCTCTACGTCTTTCAACTAAATCAGAAAATACTTTCTCATCAAAATTCAAATCTGTCCTATACTTCAGTTCTTTCTTCAGTTCACCTATAGTTTTTATGTATCTTCTGAATTTAGGACTCTTACTGAAACTTGAAGCAGAAGGATTAAATACAATGTCAAAAGGAGAAATTCTTACAAGCTTACCACCTTTATATGTGGTTTCTTCTTCACCGGTAAGCGAATCTGTATGTGTTTCATTAACCCAAATTACTTCTGCAAAAGCATTACCATAGTCTATATAGTCAAGTAATAAAGCAGAAACAGTTTCTAAAAATCCAGAATTATTTGCTTTATTTTTAGTGTAATATTCTAGGATTTTTCTTTTATCTATCGCTACACTATCCTCATCATCCCCTTCCCAAATAAGCCAATCATCATTAGGGAATAGAGCATCCATATAATTAGCATGGAGATTATCTCTAATCTGACATATTTTCGGGATAGTAGTTCTATTTTTCCAGGGAAGGCCACTATTACTTGTAGTGGTGGTGTCAGTAGCAAATATATAATTTCTAAGTTCTTTCCATTCTCTTTCTTTAGCTTCTCTTTGGAGTTTCCATTGGGAATACATAGCAACAAGAGCAAGTGCTAAACTATCACTCTTTTCACTTAATACACCTTTAATTCTCTGTACTGTTGCTACACTTCCAACCATTATCTAATTCCCCCAAACCTACTGTGATATACGACATTATTATTTATAGATTGTTGCATTCTTTGTGGTGGTGCTTTGGCAATAGCTATAGCATTCGATAGGGCATCTTTAATATCATCATGAGGGGGTCGTCTTAAAATAAGTTCTTCTTCTAATAGTTGACAATTTCCACCTCTATAATGCCATATCTGCATATTGTCATATCTTGGTTCTAATATTGCAGCGATCCTTTCTTCCTTATCACCTTCATTACGTGAAGGACGATATTCATCTATGCTAATTACAAGTCCTTGAGGTTTTATGTAGCTTTCTTTAAGTTCTGTAACAATAGCTTGTTGTGCCACTGTCACCTCAGCTCTCATTTTCCTAAATCCCCACTTGTTGTGGAGATGTAATAAATTATCAAAATATTCTTTTATTCTATCTGTTTTAAATCTATTAATATCTAATATATAGATGTTGTTCTGGAAATCAATACCAACAACTACAATTGCTGTGCTATCTGCACGTTTACTTCTACTAAAAGCAAAGTCAATTGCAGCATATACATTAAGTTTTCTATCTTTAAAAAACCATGTACCTTCTATGTTCTTTAGTAAATTCTTTTCGTAATATTGAAACTTATTACTCTCTATTGCTTGACTTCCAGGATCATTTGGATCATTATAATATTGTGCATAAAACTGAGCAGTGTCTATATATTTAGCTTTCTTTCTTGCTAATATCTGTGCATCAAATCCATAAGCCTTTCCATCTTTACGCTGACTTCTAGGCCATAAAAACTCACCCTCAGTTTCTACTACTCTTTGAAACACTTCATAAACAAGGATTTCTTCTTCATCCCCATTCTCAGCAAAGAATATTTCCTTCATGAGAATTAAATCATTATATAAATCTTTAGGATGATACCTAGTTCCTACTACTAATTCTTGGGCTGTTGCACCTTCAATAGAAGCTAGTTGAGAATATAAACTA